CCAATCAGATACTTATCTTACAGTCAAAGAAGGACAATATTTAAAAATGACAGGAGTTCAAATTCAAAAATAATTATTTACATCTTTGATAAAATTGGTATAATAAAATTATAAACATTAACATATGATGTATTTAAATTTGGTTTTAACTAATAGTTAAAATTGATTAACTTTAACATACGATGTATTTTAAAACATATAATGTTTTTAATTAAAATTATATTGTTAATGTTTATTTTATTAACTAGAGTGAAATAAAGCAGTAGCTTGGAGCAATCTGACTACTGCTTTTTTATTTGCTTATTATATGTAAAAATATTACAATATAATTAAGAGGTGATGGTATTATGGGGGTCAAGAACAGGTTAAAAGAAATCAGAATGAAAGAATATATTATGAATCAAAAAGAATTTGCTGAATATTTAAATACAGGAGTTACAGCTTATTGTAATTGGGAAAATGGAACTAGCAAACCTGCGTTAGAGAAAGCCATAGAAATTGCAGATAAATTGAAAAAAGATATAAAGCAAATCTGGTACCTTGAATAAAAGGTATCAGATTTATTTTTTATGAATAAATTCAAAATTTATGAATTTTAATCAAAGTATTTGAATACAATGTAACATAGCAATAAAAAAGGAGACAATGTATGCAAAGATTAAGAATTGTATTAGAATTCAACAAAGGGAAGATAGAAGACTTACAGTTATTTAGGGAACTAAATAAATATAGTAATCCAGCAGCACATGCCAAAGATGCGCTTAAAGGATTGGTACCATTGCCAACATTGGATACTAAAAAAGATGATTAAATAGTAAAAGAGACGTGCATTGTGTGCACACTGGCATTCTTTTTATCTCTTTTAGGGGGATAAATATTTTTTGATAGCAGTAGGGGAGTGGTAAAAAATATGTTTGAAGATATAAAAGAAATTATAAAATTATTTTTTGAAGCTAAAAAGGACAAGTCTTATGATCCATACAGAGATCAAAAAATTTATGTTCGAGTTACTGCAGATGAAAAAGATATGATTAAAAAATTAGCTAAAATCCAGGGCAGAGATGTATCCAATTTTATAAGATGGCTAGCTTTAAACAAATACTTAAATGATTTTATACAATAATCAGAAAAGAGCAATAGCTGTAATAGCTACTGCTCTTTGGTATTAAGTTAAAAGCCTTATCTGTATATTATCTATACTTTCGTTTAGTTCTCTACATTCAATCGCAATTACAAAGTAAGGCTTAGACTTATCAATGTAAAAGTTTTGGAATTTACTAAAAATAAGTTTTCCTTCATTTTCTAATATATCATGCTGGTCTTTATATTGTGTGTCTAACCCATATAATATAAAGTTTAGTTCCAAATAAAGATATTCATAAATAGTGTTTCTATTTTTAAAATTATAATTTAAGCGATTTTCTACTTCTTTTAGTCTTTTTTTAAATTGGGCATAGCTTAAGCCCCTGATATCATTTTGTTTCATATTTAATTTCTCCTTAATTTTTTTCTTCAAATTTTTGAAGATAGTAGAGTATGTATTATTTTTTTTATAATTTCAAGTAAATAATTTCCAAATTACCACATTTTTAAAAATATTTTTTTGTTTTAATGTTTTAATAGAGTACACTCTAAAACAATAGGATTAAAATATATAAAAATTGTTTATTTAGAATTATATTTTGTATTTATAAATAAATATTTGTAAATGTACTTGAAGTTAAACAAACATAATGTTAAAATATAACTGTAAGGAGGTTTAAAATGAATATTGCATATGTAAGAGTTAGTACAGTAGAACAAAATGAAGGTAGACAACTTGAAGGACTAAAAAAATATGAAATAGAAAAGTGGTTTACTGAAAAAATTTCAGCGAAAGATACAAATAGACCTCAGTTTAAAATAATGTTAGAGTTTGCAAGAGAAGGAGATACAATTTTCGTTTGGGATTTTAGTAGACTTGCAAGAAGCACAAAAGATTTATTAAATATAGTAGAGCAATTAGAAAATAAAAATATTCATTTGAAGAGTATTAAGGAAAATTTAGATACAAGTACTCCAACAGGAAAATTAATGCTTACAATGATTGGAGCAATAAATGAATTTGAAAGAGCAAATACTTTAGAAAGACAAAGAGAAGGGATTGCATTAGCAAAGAGGGAAGGAAAATTTAAAGGACGTAAAGCGATTGACTTCCCTGAAAACTGGGAAGAAATATATAATAAATGGAAGTCTAGAGAATTATCAGGAGCTAAAGCAATGGAGTTGTTAAAATTGAAAAGAAATACCTTTTATAAATTAATAAAAAAATGTGAAGAAGGTGAAAAAGATAATGAAAGTTGAAACTATAGAGCAATACAAGGTACTAAAGTTTATAGAAGAGAATTTCCATATGGATTTTATAACATTAAAGTTAATTGACCGATATACAATAGAAGTTGAGGATAGAACAGGAGAAAAAATGAATTTTAAATATAAAGATGGAAAAGTTGTATATTAGAGAGGGTGTATTTGAATGGGCAATAAAGTTGACAAATTGACTAAAAGTAAATGGAAAGAGTTTTTTAAGAAATCATTTGGTACTTCCAATGTTGTTTTTGAACAAAATATGGTTATTGCTACTATAGGAGTTATGTCTTATCATGCATGGATTTTAAGTGGTAGGATTTATGTTCAATGTAGTATTGAAAATGAATGTTTCACATCATTCTATTTTAATATAGATACTTTTGCTTATGATTATGTTTTTACTGATAAAGAAAAAAAGTTAGCTAAAGAAGAAGAATATGAAGAATGGAAAAATAACTTTATAGATCAAATGGAGGGATAACACCATGAATGAATATAATGTAATTCAAAATAAATATATTAAGGCCAATATTGAAGGACATAAATTTAAAAATTCATTAGATGTAAAAAAGGTTCTTGGATATGATTTTACTACTATGAGAGGGTTTAAAACTTTATCTGATGATAATAAGCAGTTAGCTGAAAAATTAATTTGTAAATATATAAATGGCTATGGATTGGAGGCTAGAGAAAGTATAAGGCCAACAAATATTACACGTGAACCAGGTAAATTTAAAGTTACATTTAAAGATAAAAGTTTTAGTTATTTATATGATAATGGAACTGTAGGCTAATTAGAAAGGGTGAAATAAAATGAAAGTTGGTAAATATCAAATTGGGAGATTTCATGCGATAATTAAAAAAATATATGAGGATGGCTCAATAGCTTATGAAACTCAATTTTCTGATAATGCAGACCTAATGGAAAGCGTATATGCAATAAGACAATGTATAGGAGAGCTTGTTGGAATTGCGACTGATAATCCAAAGGTACTTTCTGCTATGTCAGTTATACGTGGTAAGGAAAATATCATGAAAGAACTAAAGTAATTTGTAATATTGTAGAAAGGATGAAGTAATATGATGAAAGTAATAGATAACATATTAAATACAGTTCAATTATATCTATATAAATTTGACATAAATATGTTAGGTAACCTAGGAAATAAAATTCAGGATTTTAGAATAAAACACACTATAAAGTATCTAATTAAAAAAGATGATAATAAAAAATATGATGAAGCTGTGCAACTAGAGAATGGAATAGTAATGAATTTTGAAGGTGAAAAGGTTGTTGAACTTGATATTTGTAAAACAATGATACAATATGAAACTTATAAAAATAATAATGGTATTTGTGTTGATCTATGCCCATGGTGTCCTTATTTAAAAGCAAAATAATAAGTTAGTATACTAGACATAAGAGGGAATTATAGAACGGTAGTTTGAAATAATTCTACTGCATCATACTAAAATTTAACACTATTTCAAAACTCCAAGTGATTGGAGTTTTTTTATGTCTAAAAATATTTTTAAAAAATATTTGAAAAATACTTGAAAAATGAGAAAGTATTTTTACATACTTTAGACATGATAGTTAATTAATTTAAGAAGGCATTAATATGCTAATGATTTCACGTTATATACCAGATTTAATTTGGTTATTTAATTCTATGTTCAACAAGAAGGATTTTTATTTATCCTAAATGTTTTTATATATATTTTAAGAAGGAATTTATATGGTTTATTTGCACCAAATGGTGTGGAAGTTCTGATATGCTACTCCTTGGAAGTAAGCAAGAACTTGTTTTTGGCACTCATGTGCTGGTTATTGAAAAAATACTCCAAGATAAGCCATATATTAAATGTCTAATGTCACCATTAAGTGCGAAGCGCTTAATGGGTGACATTAGAAGAGTTCGGAACCATGAACGAGGTAACGAGTGAATAGGTTCAGGCGAGAGTCAGATGCGTTGTCCAGATTTTAGCTCATGAAAGGAGGCGAAGCCTATAGGAAAGAATATTAAACATCAAATTCAGCAGGCACTAAATTCAGATTTTTTCGAAGAACATACAGATAAATATGCTTATAAAAAACAAGATAATCAAGAGGTTAAAGTTTTCAGCTATAGTGAAAAATTTAGACTACTTGATACTGCAAAAATGCTAAATAATTATATAAAAGAGAATTTTTCAGATATAAAACAAATTAAAGATGTAACACCAGAAGTAATTCAAAGTTTTTTAAATGATAAGTCCCAAACATGTACTCAAAATACTGTAAATACCTATGCTCAATCATTAAATAAAATTGCAGAGATTTGCAATAAAAATTATTCATCATGTAAATTAGAGTGGAAGAAAGAGGTTGTTATACCAAAATCAATAACTCAAAATAGTAATTTACGAGGTGTAAAAAATCAAATGCCAGTCGAAGATCTGCAGAGAGTATGTGAGTATGCAAAAAATAATTATAGTCAATCTGGACAAATTGTTTTATGTCAGCAGTACCTTGGAATAAGGGTAAATGAGTTAGTTACAATTAAAATGGAAAATATTGATTTAAAAAATGATATATTACATTTAAAAAATTGTAAAGGTGGAAAGAGAATAGATAGAGTTATAGAGCCGGGATTAAAAACGGTACTATTAGAAACTATAGAAAAGAATAACATTACATCAGGTAAAATATTCTCTATAACTGAAAATTCCGTAAACACATATTTAAGGAGGACAGAGGAGAAGTTGGGGATAATAGGCAGGTATAGCACGCATAACATTAGAAGCACTATAAGTCAACTTAAATATGACAAATTAAGGTCAGAAGGATTAAGTATAAAGGAGTCTATGAGAGAGGTATCACTATGGTTAAATCATGGAGAAGATAGAGAGCGATTATTGCTAGAATCTTATATCAGATGCTGGTAAAAAATAAAATTTAATAAAGAAAGCTCCTGACATTTGCATAGGGAAGCGGTAGAATAAACAAAAAAGAAAGGCAGCAACCTAAGTTAACTACCAATCCCTCGCAAGATTAGTATAACTTAGTTTGCTCCTTAATTCAAGGAGGATTATTATGGAATTAAATACTACAAATCTAAATGAAGAAGCAAGCATTAGAATTTTAGGGAGAATAACATTATTAATTAATCAGTTGGAATATGATCTATCATTACAACTAGATGTTAAAAATGCGATTGATGAAATTCTCTATGACTATGAGGTTCAAACTAAGTGTACAAGTCTAGTTGCAAGTGATATTAATGCTAAAGCAAAATTATATATTGCTGTAAAAAGACTAGAAGGATTAAGTGAAAAAACTCTCTATAATTATGAATTATTTTTACATCATTTTGACCAGTTCTTTCATAAACCATGCTCTACTATAACAACAATGGATCTTAGAATGTATCTATCTGCAATTAGCGAAGGTAAGAAAGCAAGTACAGTAAATGGATATATTACTTGTTTTAAAAACTTTTTTGGATGGTTACAGAATGAAGAATATATATTAAAAAATCCTGCTGCTAAGTTAAAGCCAACTAAAGTTCCCAAGATTATTATAGAGGGTTACAGAGCAGATAATCTAGAAAAATTAAGAGATGCATGTGAAACTATTAGAGAAAAAGCCTTATTCGAACTATTGGAAAGTACTGCTTGCAGAATATCTGAAATTGTTAATTTAAAAATAAATGATATAAATTGGAGCGAGCAGAGTGCAAAAGTTACAGGTAAAGGAAATAAGCAAAGGATAGTATATTTTAGCACAAGAGCAAAATTATCGATTCAATCATATTTAGAAAGTAGAAATAGCGCTTGTGAAAATATTTTCATTTCTGAAAAATTTCCATATAGTCCAGTCAAAGTAAGAGCAATTCAACTTATAATATCTAAAATAAAAAAGGCTGCTGGCGTTGATGAAAGAGTACATGCACATAAGTTTAGACGAACACAGGCAACCCATTTATTAAATAGTGGAATGAGTTTGCAAGGTGTACAAAAGATTTTAGGACATGAGTCACCTGAAACGACTCAGAGATATGCTCAAATAAGCCAAGAAAATCTTAAAAATGAATATAAGAGATTAGTTTATTAAGAAAAAAGAGAGTTTTCACTCTCTTTTTTTGTTCATATCTGATCTTATTAAGTCAACTATATATACAATATATACAATCAATACAAGTTATACATATATACAAGCTATACATATATGTTAATTTAAAATTATTAATAGTATTCAAGTCGTATTAATTTTAAAAAACTATTGAAATATTAACCAAAAGATGTATAATATAATTATAAATGATACTTAAATAGTATTTAATAGAAAGAGGGTATAATTATGGAGATAAAAAGATTTAATTGTGATTTTGGAAATAGTACAAACAACTTTCTGATTGATGGATATTATTTTGAAATTCCAACCAATGTAGTTGAAATAAGTGAGAAAAAGGCTTTAGAGATGTTTGTAAATCCAATTTCTGAGCCTAAAGAATTACTAAATAGAATAATGATTTCAACTGAAATAGAAGGTAAAGAAAAGTATTACTTAGTTGGAGAAATGGCCGAGCTATCAAAATTAAGTAATAATCATGTTAATAAAATGCATGATAAAATAAAAAGTCCAGTCCCATATGCAAGTTTTTTAGCAGCATTAGGATATTATAATGCTTTAAATTCAGATAGCAAGGAAGAAGCAGATGAGATTGAAATAGAGTATATGAGTATGATGCTTCCTATCTGGTTATTAAAAAAAGGAGAGAAGTTCAGTGCTGCCATGAAGGAGATGGAATCAAGATTTTTAAAAGAACATACAGTGAAAATTAAGACTTTAGGTATGGAAAAAGAAATAAAGATTACAGTTAAAAAATCAAAATGCAAAATAGAATCAGAAGTTGCTAGACATGCTTTAAAATATAAGATGGTGTCAAGTGATGATTTAAAAACAATATCTATAGAGAAGAGAAAAGAAGCTAATAAGTTCAGCGAATATGAAGTTGTACTTGTTGATCTTGGGGGAGGAACTACAGATACAGCAAAACTTGGAAAAGGATTAACACCACCACAAAGCAGCGAGTCATTTAAAGTAATAGATATTGAACCATATTTAGGTAGACTTGATACTTTAAGAATGGACAAATTCCTACAACAATTCAATGATGTAAGAGCTTTAGAAAAATTTATAATTTTAAATTATTCAAAACATAAATATGTTTTAAATGATGAAAATACAGGAAGAGAATTTGATTTTACAGAACCAATAACAGAAACATTAAGAGATTATTCAGATATATTAATTTCAAAAATACTAACTTCATTTAAACCTGAAGGTAATGAAGTTCTTAAATTTATTTATTTCGGTGGGGAAGCTCCAATATTAGAGAAGTTTTTAAAAGAATCATTGCTAAAACATATGACAGAAAAGGCACTTCAAAATAATCATTATTTCATTAGTGATATAATAGACGATGATCCAAAAGAAATTTTCAAACCTACATCTAGAACAATAAATCTAACATCGCTAGAAATACTTTCTTTAGATGAATTAAAAAATGAGTAATATGAGGCGAGTTTTATGAGTGAGAAAGAAAAAAGAAAGAGGATGGCTTTAAATAGCGAAGATATGCCTGATGATGTATATAAAATTTTAAATGAAAAAGCAATGAAACGAAGTTTAACCAATTATATTATAGAATTAGTACAAGAGAACTTTAAAACTAAAGACCTATCTAAAAAGTTGGATTTAATTGAAGATAAAGTAGATATACTTTTATCTAATGGATTCACATTAAATATTAATGCTAATAAAAATAATTTAGAGGAAGATTCATTAAAGGAAGGATTGCTAGTTGAAGCATCAACAGTTATAGGAGGAATAGATGAAACTGATAAAGTAGAATATGATTTTTAATGATAGCCTACTTTATCAGTAGTTAAATAATATATTAATTTGTGGATAAGTTTCTAAAAAGCAATAAAAATATGTTTACTTATCCACATTTTTATGTTTAAAAAAATAAAAAACTTGAAAAATGTAAACATATGCTATAATATATAAATATAACTGAATAGAAAAAAGTCCTTATCAAACCCTTATCTAATGTGTACCACCACAGAAGATAAGTCAACTTAGTAAGTGTACCACCACTTGAAGAAGCTGTTATGAAAAGAACTTTCTAATAAATAATAATAATATTCATTTATATGAGTATTATAACAAAAATAGAGAGAAATTTCAAGCCTTTTAGTAGGGGGAAACCTTACTAAAAGGCTTTTTTATATGCAAAATTATAATTAACATAGCGATTGCTTCATTAAGGAAGCATGTTGGACAGGTACTTAAAAGAAATAGAAGAATATACAGTTAATTATAAATATTGGTAGTGGGGTGATAAATTGAAAACTTGTAAGAAGTGTAAGAGCTTTGATGAAGAGAGTTTTAAATGTAATGAATTTAATATTCATATCACATCAACATTAAATGCAACTAAATGCATTAATTATAAACTTGATTCAATCAAAGAAAGAAATTTACAAAATTCAAAGCAAAGTAAGATATTAAAAAAAGATTACCAGAAGAAGAAAAGAGCAAAAACCTGCATTGGTTGCGAGAGCAATCAAGAAGGATATTGTAATAAACATAAGAATTGGTGTGGAAAGGTTAATTATATTTGCTTAGGAATCAAAAATCCTTATGAATATAAACCACCAAAACCCAAACCAAAGAAAAAAGGAAAACATAAAAATAGAATAAAGAAAAATCCTAAGCACTTAGGTACTGGAACATAGAAAAACAGTATAAATAAACTATGGTTAGCCACCGATTAAATAGACATTAGATTGTCACGGCTCGGTTACGTTACAATACCACTTTGTATACGTATGACGTCAGACCTTACATGAAATTCTCCATAGGTTGTTGAGGCTAAGGCTATATAATAATAGCTATGTCAAAAAGGAGTGGAAAGAGGATATTTCTTTATAAAAGATTGCATAGAACATCAGAAATGATTGGACAAGTCGGGTACGCAAGAAATTAGACTTGTTTTGATATGTATTAATGCTGAAATGCATTAAAATTAAGTGGTTACTTCCCGAGCCGGGGGTAATGCGGCAGAACTCAAAAAGCATACAAAAATAAAAAAAGTATAATATTCTTATTCATATAATCAACAAATTTTTGTTTTTTATGAGTATGGATAAGAATATTATAACTTTTTCAGAATCTAAAAAGCATATCTATACTAGTACTAGTAGTCAAGTGTTTAATTGAAAATTATAAATAATGATTTGAATAAATATACAGTGATATGAATAAAAGAGTAGATAATAACAGTTGTTTAGAATAGATATTGGGGAATTAAAAATAATCATAAGAGATTAAATAGAGTTTCTTATGATTATTTTTTTGAGTTATAGTTTTTTATAAGAGAATGTAGTTGAGAGATAAGCTCTCTATCTTTATTTGGGAGTAAATTATGATTAGTTCTTTCTATTGTTCTTCCAAGTAGATAGTCCAGACTTACATTGAAAAAATCTGCTATTTTTATAAGAACATCTAAGCTAGGATCATTGGAGTTATTTTCATAAGCATTTATACTTGATCTAGATACACAGATAAGTTTTGCAAGTTCATTCTGTGTAAGGTTTTTTTCTTCTCTTAAGTCTTTAAGTATTTTATAAAACATAAATATGCTCCTTTGACTTTTATTTTAAGTGCAAAGAAGCATATTTTAAATGATGTGATAGTGATTATATCAAATTATCACAAAAATGATAGTTTAACTGGCACTTATGACAATAATTAATAGAATCCTTAAATATTTCAAGTGGACATATCTCAAGAGCTATTGATAATTTTACAATCATATCGAATGAAGGATTACGTTTATTATTTTCTAACTTTTCTATATAGGTTTGATGTACTTCACATTTTTTTGCAAGTTCTTTTTCTGTCATTCCTTTTTTTTTGCGAGCATTTTTTACAATATTCATCTGCATCACCTACAATCATGCTATTTTATATATATTATACCACGCAACAAGTGAGAATTATGTAAAATAATAAGGTAAAAAAGAAAATAATGTCGTAAATAAGACATATAGTCTTACTAAATTATGCTATAATCACCTTTGAAAGGAAGTGATTACTATGGGCGAAATAATAAAAGTAATTTCCAATAAGAACATATGTTTGCATACACGAAAAATTGTGGTAGAATAATAATAAAGTGTTGAAAGTTGATTTAAAGCAGAGGAGGTTTTTTCCGAATAAGTAAAAAGGCCTCCATGAGTGGAAGCCTTTTTACTTATTTAGTATTTTGATAATCTGAAAGAGCCTTAAGCTGAGTAATAGCTACATTCTTATAATCTGGGTTCAATGTTCTAAATAATTTTATAAGTTCTGCTTCTAAAGATGCACTTGAGTCTGCAGCATTAAAATTTTGCTGTAGCTCTTCTATTGTAATATGTAAGCCGTCACAAATTTTCATTACATTATCAATTGAAGCACCACCAAGGGAACCATTCAATATTGATAATAATGTTGTATAAGGCATATTTATTTTTTGTGCAAAATCTTTTATTGTAAGATCATCATTCTTTATAAGCATTTTTATATAATTTTCTCTGCTCAATTTTTTCAACTCCTTTAAATACATAATATCACAATAAAAACGAAATAACAATATAAAAATACGATATTTGGTTTTGAAATACGAAATAATATAAAAATAAGATTAAAAAATAGTTGATAAACACGAAATATAGTGTTATTATAATAGTATAAAATGATATTTCGTGTTAGGAGGGAGCGAATATGTATAAAACTATAGAATCACAATTAGTTCTAATAGGAAAATCAAAAAAAGAGTTGGCTGATGATTTAGGAATCGGATACAATACATTATTATTAAAATTCAAAGGTACAAACAGTTTCACATTAGATGAAGCCCTAGCAATAAAGGGAATATTAAAAACACGATATACTGTCGAAGAATTGTTTAAAAAAGGAGCATAATGGAAAAGGCTAACATGAAAAATTATGGATTTTGAAAGGCTGTTACAGCCTTTCAAAGAGAGGTGATTTAGCAGCTAATAAATTACATAACTTAAAAAAGGAGCTTGAAGATCATGAAAGTTAAAGATGAATGTGAAGATCTAATTAAAGAGAATCAGCAAATTGATGAACAAAAGAGAAAACTAAAATCTGAATTAAAAGAATTAAATGTAAAATACAGTATTAATGAATTGAAATTAAAAGAAAAAAAGTCGCAAATATCAAATGAAGATTCTATTAAATTTAAGCGTGAATTTATGAAAATAAGTAAAGCGCTATTAGATGAAAAAACTTATAGTAAGTTAATTTATTTAACTCATGAAAAAGTAAGTGATAGTAAGTAAGGAGGCAAGCTTATGGATGATATTAAAGAGAAGTTATATGAGAGTATAGAAAAAAACGGAAGAACTTCACCAATAACTATTGAATTAAGTCAAAAGTTAGATGTGTATATAGCCATGGAGCAAAAAGAATTCTATGGGAATTATTGAAGATATTGCAGATATAGTTCCAAAAGTACAGAAAAGAATTGCAGAAGATGGAACTGATTTTAAAGAAGCAATATTCATTGAACTTGAAATATTAGGATATATACCTAAAAAAGAAGGTGAATTCAAATTTGAAATTGGAGATAGGTCAGAAAATAATGGTTATTCCGGAGTCAGGTAGACATAAAGAAGGTAAGCACAAATATGGAAGAATACATTCTATGTCAAAATTTAATATAGTTGTTGATTATAAGAAGTATAAAGAAAGCTTTAATATATCAGATTTAGTTACTAGTCCTAATAATTATAAATTGAAGGCATGGACAGGCATCATTTGGGAAGAAATTAATTATAAGTGTAACACATAGCAATTATGATTAAGGGAAGTTGGTGGCCAGTAGAATATGAGTAAAAAAGCAATGTTAAAACTTTTTAATGAATTTAACTATAAATATAGTCTTTGGGATGTATTTCAAGATTTTTCTTTTATAGCTGCAGCATGTTTTAGTAATAGGATTGACTTATTAAACTTTAAGAAAAGAGAAGATGAATATTTCACAATCATAAAGAAGTATGAGCATAAAGATCTAGATAAATTTGCAAAATTATTAGCAGAATTAATTGATGGGTTATCAATTTCACCAGGTGACATTCTCGGAGAAATATTTATGGAGTTGGATTTAGGAAGCCATTTCAAAGGCCAGTTCTTTACTCCATATCAAGTAAGTTTAGCAACTGCGGAGCTTTTGATAGGTAATAATGACATTAAAAAAATTATAGATCAGCAAGGATATGTTACTTTATGTGAACCGGCATGTGGAAGTGCGGGAATGGTTATAGCATTTGCAGAAGCTATGCAAAAAAGAGGATTTAATCCTCAAAAGCAACTTTTAGTTGAAGCTACTGATTTAGATGTTAAATGTGTTCATATGGCATATGCTCAATTAAGTTTATTGTATATACCAGCAATAATTCACCATGGCAATACATTAAGCATGGAAAGGTTTGATAGATGGGTAACACCTTCATATGTACTAGGAAATTGGTGTTGTCAAGGTTTAAGACCTAAACCAAAACAAAAGATAGAGTTAAAGGAAGATGATAATGGACAACTAAAGTTTGCATAGAAAGGAGAAATTATGGCATTTAAGAATTTAATTTCTAAGAAAAAAGAAGATAAGTTAAAAGTAGACATTAAGGTTACATATAACATTGGAGCCAAGAGAGAGACAGAAACATTTAAGGCATATGCATTGTTAGGTAAATGGTTAGTAATGAATTTTAAGAGAATAAGAATAGTTAACATTGAGGTTACTGGTGATTATTAAAAGAAAGAAGGAGTTTAGATGGAAAAATTAATTAATCTTGAAAAATTTGCAGAGGGAGCATTATCGGAAAAGTTTAATGTAGAATTTCAGAAGGTATTAAATAATATAGCAGATCTTAATACTGATTATAAGAGAAAAAGAAAATTAACTATAGATTTAACTTTTAATGCTTCAGAAGATAGGGAATTGGCATTAGTTGATATTCAAACCAAAACTAGACTAGCAGAACCAAAGAGTGTAGGAACAAGAATTATCATTGGTACAGATGGAACAGGAAGTGTTATGGCAAGCGAATTAAGTAAACAAATACCTGGTCAATCTGCAATTATGGTAGATGAAGAAAGTGGAAATGTTACAACAACAGCAGAGAAAAAGCAATTTAATACAGAAGGAATCAAATTAGTTAAATAAGCCATGGCAAAGGGCATAAACTTTGTACATTAAATTAAAAGGTGGAATTAAAAATGATAGAAAAAGAAGGATTAGAGTACCTAGTAGGTCTAGGAATAGATAAGGAGGTAATAGTTGAGTTAGATCAAGGAACATTTTCAAAAAAGGATTTAAAGAGAGTAACAGGACCAATAGCAGCTGCAATTAAGGTATCTACTTTAACTGGATTAGTGGATTATATTAAGACAAATGTAGATAAATTAGAATGCAAGTTGTTAATTCAAGTAAAATCACCAGATGAAGTTAAATTGTATGGACCATTAAATAGAGATAGAGAAAGAGAACAATTTATATCTGCAGAAGCAATATTACCAAACAATGTAGTATATGAAAGATTCTTAGATACTGAAAGATTTAACATAATGCTTCAGAGTGCATTTGTAGACACAGGAGATAAATCGGTTTTATTAAAATATACAGGATTAATAAAAGAAGATAATGTAAAGTCAACTGGTGATGATGGAGTAAGCCAGTCAGTAACAATTAAAACAGGTGTAGCAAGTGTAGGACAAGCTGTAGTTCCAAATCCGGTTATACTTGCACCTTTTAGAACATTCCCAGAAATAGAGCAGCCTACAAGTAAGTTTATATTCCGTATGCAAGATGGGCCATCAGCAGCATTATTTGAATCAGATGGTGGAGCTTGGAGAAATAAGGCCATATTAAGCATTAAAGAATACTTAAAAGATGAATTAAAAGAAATTGAAAATATAGAAATAATAGCATAGTAAAGAGCAGACATGCAGGACTAGGAGTGTTAGCATACAGGGATTACACAATTGTTAATGTTGAGGTTACTGCAGTAATAAATAGGGGAATAGAAATTCCCCTATTATTATATAGAGATAGAGGTGATGTTATGTGTAGTAAGTGCGAGAGATGTTTCTTAGATAAAGGTACAAAATTATATTGTTGTGGATTCTGGTCTTCAGAAGATGAATTAGTAGCAATAGATTCGGTTCCAAGTGAGAGCTTTAATAAAGATGGAACATGCAAATTTAAAGAATCACATATAGAAAGAAAATATGTAATTGTAAGCAATAGGCATACAGGTATATCAGGATCATTACTATTTTGGGGAAAGAGAACAGCAGATAATGAAAAAAGAAGCTTTGGTGGATATACAAGTAATTTTAATTCTTGTGAAATATATACTCTGGAGGATATAGATAATAGTGATTATAAGTTTCCTGTGTATGGAAGAGATTTAAACCATGATAACTACAGACAATTTGAGGATTTTGCAATAGAAGTAAGAAGATTAGAAAGATTAGGTCATAGGCCTATGCTCATTTATTATAGATAAGTATAGAAAGGTTGAGAAGATATGAAGAATACTTTAGGAGATTTAAACAATCATTTATTTGCGGAGCTAGAGAGACTTAGTGATGAAGATTTAAAAGGAAGTGCACTTCAGGAGGAACTAGATAGAGCAAAAGGTGTTGCAACTATAGCAAACAAAATTATTGCTAATGGCAATTTAATATTAAATGCACAAAAGTTAACTAATAATGCTAATAACACTAATATAGATATAACACTACCAAAAATGTTGGAGGGTTAAATTGTGCCACATAAATATACTGATAAACAATATGAGTTTATTAAAAATAATGCTAAAGGTATTGGAAATGCTGAATTAACAGAAATGTTTAATAAGCATTTCCAATTAAACCTAACAGTTGACCAAATTAAAGGATTTAAAAAGAATAAGAAAATAAGTAGTGAATTAGATGGACGTTTTGCTAAAGGTCATATACCAGCAAATAAAGGTGTAAAAGGTATGCAGAAAGCAAATATTACTAGCTTTAAGGAAGGTAATAGACCACATAATTATGCTCCAGTTGGTAGTGAAAGAATTAATAGTGATGATTATATAGATATAAAAATTGAAGATCCAAACAAATGGAAAGGAAAACATATATTAATTTGGGAAAAGTATAATGGTCCTGTTCCAAAGGGACATGCTGTTATATTTGGAGATAAAAATAGACGTAATTTTGATATTAATAATTTAATCCTGGTGTCTAGAAAACAGTTATTAATATTAAATAGAAATAAGTTGATAAAAAGTGATTCTGATTTAACCAAAACAGGAGTTATTATAGCAGATCTATATCAAAAAATTAATGAAAGAAAAAAATCAATATAAGAAAGGTGAGCTATATGGATGAATATTTAGAAACAATGAAAGTTGAAGCAGCTTTACGTTCAGAGAATATGAAAATGCAATATAGAAAACAAAATAAGCCTAAAGATATTAATATTCTTGATTATACTGTAATTGCAGCTTTAAAAAAGCAAATACCACAAAAAACAACTCATGTAACAGCAGAAACTGATACTAAAATAGGAAGTTTTGTATTTCGTAAAGGCACTAAGATATATAGTTGTACATGTAATAAATGGGTGGGTTATAATGATTCATTTTGTAAGCATTGTGGTCAAAAATTAGAATGGGATTAATGCGTAATCTTTAGAGTGGAGGGAGATCATGGTAAAGCCAATTTTATTCAATACAGAGATGGTTAAGGCTATTTTAGAAAACAAAAAGACTTGCACCAGGAGAATTATTAAAAAGAAATATGAAAATGCTGATATTGATTGGTTTGAGAATAAACATGGTAAAAGACTTGTATATGTTCAGAATGATGTACCAGGACCTATAAAAAATCCTAACGGTACTACATCTCACAAACTAATAGCCATGGAAGAAATAAAAAAACCTTATGAGGTTGGAGATGTTCTTTATGTGAGAGAAACTTGGCTAAAGGGAGATGATGGGTATCACTACAAAGCTAATTCGACATCGTTAAGTGAAGAAGTAAGAAAACAATTCGGTTATAAATGGAAACCAAGTATTCATATGCCGAAGGTTGCAGCAAGAATATTTTTAAAGGTAACTGATGTTAGAGCTGAAAGACTACAAGATATTACAGAGGATCAATCAAGAAGAGAAGGGTGTTTTTTACCAAGCTATAAAGATGGAGAACTAGTAGGAGATTCAGTTACTCTATTTAAAATTTTATGGAATAACCTTTATAATAACTGGGGTGATAACCCATGGGTATGGGTTATAGAATTTGAAATAGTAGAAAAGGAATGAGGTCATGAAAAAGTTATTTGTAGAATGTAATGATGGAAGTAAAACAACTTATACTATAAAAAACAACGTAGACCATGTGCAATATGTAAATAGACATATAAATTACAGTTATGTGAAGTCTATTATACTGCAACAATATCCTAAGAAAGATAATGAACCAATAATATATAAGTAATTCGCAATGTGTAGATTTAATGTAGTAAATAAAAATGAGAGCGAGGTTTCTATATGAAATTGATTATTGAAAATGTAGAAGATAATGATGTAAAAGTAACATTTAATTTTAAGGGTAAAGACTATTCGGAAACATGGACAGACATAGGTAGTGGTTGTGCAACAACTGGTCGCAGTATAGTCAGCCAATTGGAATATGATGGTATAACTACGGAGGGTACAGATATAGAAGACTTATTAACAAGTGTTGAAGTAGCAGATTTTATGTCTTTATCAGAAAGAGAAAAAAATTGGTAATACGTCATACTAATAAGGGGTGAAGTAAATGAGTAAAGAAATTAAATTTAGAGTATATGATAAAGTCACTAAAGAAATATATCCAGTTGAAAGATTGTATTTCAAAAATGGAGAAGTTACTCATGTTGGATTTGATTATGAAAATATAAAAGATGAATTTCAAATTATAGATATTAAATTCATTGAATTATTACAATATACATTTTTGAAAGATGTAAACGGAAAAGATATTTATGTAGGTGATATTGTTAAATGTACTGAGTTAAGAAATGACAAGATAAACGAGTGGATATCTGCAGTTGAGTATGATGATTGCGATTATATAGTTCACGAAAGTAAAAATTGTGATTGCGCATTAAATTTATTCTTTGAAGGGACAAATAAAACTCCATTAACAGAGATAGAAGTCATAGGTAATATTTATAAGAATCCAGAGTTATTACAAGATATATAGTCTATAGTACTAAATTTTGGCACAAGAAGGTGGTAATAAAATGGCTATATTAAGCAGAACAGCAGAAAAGTGTAGGAAATGTCCGAATGTGAAAAAATGCAATAATAAGAGATTAGAAGCATGTGCATTAGCCGAATTACCTAAGCAAACAGAAGTTGTAGTAATGCCAATGACTAATCCAATTACACCTATTGTAATAAAAATGGGTGAATATGGGGATATACATACATCCATGGAAGAAATAAATGATAAGATAGCAAAAGCATTAAGTGTAAATGCTTGTTATTTTAATAAATAATAATGCTTGGTGAAGGAGCTGATCAGATGATAGATAAAGAATATATAGAAATACAATTTCTTAGGAAAGGCATTGTATTAACAGAAGAGCAGAAAAAATCGTTAGATGATTTAGTAATAGCAATGAATAATTTCGCCCAATTTATTGAAGAAACTATAAAGCCAATGTTTCAAAACATTTGGTCTAAAATAAAAGAAATATGTGCTTGGTTAGAAGAAGATCCTAAGAGAAAAGTTAAATATGGAATTGTAAAGATAATAAAATCAAATTCATATATGAAGATTAATAAGCCAAGAATAATTCATTGCAGAAATAATTGTTAATAATGCAAACGGGCGGAGGAATGAAAATATTATGGATAAGAAAAAAGATATATTAAGTTTAGTAAATAATATAATGAGTGACACAGAAAAAGAAGAAGCAATAAAAGATTTTATCAAAGAAGTTCCAGGCATAGTGACAATGCACAGATCTATATATGATGAAATGAAAAAACAAAAATATAATGAAGAACAATCTTTTAAATTTGCAAGTGATTATATATTAGGGATAATGCTTATAGCTATACAAAACAGAAATGGCGATACTAAATAAAGCTACTATTTAGTGTATTGATTGTATTTAATGTTATTACAATCAATACATAGAAATAAGAAAGGAAATACAAATGAAGTTATTAATGCATGTTTTAAGGAGAAATGATAGATTAGGAATTGATAATGAAACAATAACTTTCAGGGAAATTGCTGATAAATTAAAAGAAGAATTTTATGAAGTTATAAAAGCAATTAATAATTATAATCATGATAAAACAATCGGAAATTTAAAAGAAATTGTTAGAGAAACCTATGATGTAGCACAAATATGTATATTGATATTATTTAGATGCAATAGGATTGCTAAAGATTTTGATAAACCTGAACTAATTCAAGAAATAAATATAGAGCATAAGGATAAATTAATGGAACGCCAGTGGATCATTAAGACTGGAATTGAAATTGATGTTAAGGAATAGGAGGGATATAATGAATAAAGAGTTATTTGCAGAAACTGAAAATAAGGTACGTAGATATTATCAAAAAGATAAGATTATTAATTCATTAAATAGTAAAATAAATTTATTAAATAAGCAAATAAAGTCTTTAGAAGATGATTTGAAAAATTGTAACATAAATATAGATCCTGGAATAAAACCTTTATCATATGAGGAACGTGTACAGAGTTCTGGTGATGGATCAAGCTATGCTGAAAAAGAGACTATGAGATTAACAGAATATATGATGAAAAGAAAAAGTGATAAAGAAATGGAAAGACAGAAAATATTAGAGCAAATAGACCAAATAGAACTAGATTATATTTATATGAAAGATGCTATAGAAACTATACAGGGAGCATATAAAGAGTTACTTAAATTATATTATGAAAAAGGATTTAATGAGCAAAAAGTAGCAAACATATTAAATTGGAATCAATCACAAATAAACCGTAAAAAGTGGAAGCTAATGGAGAAAATAGCAGATTGGGATCAATGGAATAAAGTATCATAGAAAAAGCCTAAAATAATGCATAAAAAACGCATAAAAAACACATAATTATCTTTCAAAAATGAGATACAATAGTAAGTGGAAACATAAAGATTTTCTCATAAATTCTCAATACCCCTTTATACCATAAAAATGCCCTGTAAAGTCGAAGCCTTAAGTTAATACTTGAGAGATATATGTAGACAATATGGGGTATTTTAATTTGACTATAAATCAGTAGATATAAAAAATATTAAATAAAGAGAGGTGTAATAACCTCCATTGGCAAGTATATAGTATAATAATCTACTGATTTATTTTATTGTTAGGTATATATATGTAATAAATCCATAAATGGGTATATAATAAGTATGAGGTGATTGTTTGTGGGACTAAGTTTTAGAAAATCTATAAAATTATTTGGTAATACAAGAATTAATTTTAGCAAAACTGGTGGAGTTGGAATATCTACTGGTGTAAAAGGTGCTAGAGTAAGTATAAACTCAAAAGGTATTAGAACTACAGTTGGAAAAGGTGGATTGCAATATAGAAAAGATGTTAGTTTTAAGAAAAATAAAGTTGCAGATAAACCTTCGATATCTGAAAAGCCACATATTAACGATTATGATAAATCAATAGTGGCTGATTTAAACTATAGTAGACCTAGAATTTCAGAAAAAGCTGTTAAATGGCTTGGGATATCAATAGTTTTGATTATAGCAGGAGCTATATTTCCTCCGATTCTTATATTAGCATTAATTTCTATAATATATGATATAGGACTTATGATTTTTAATAAAGAATTCAAAAGTTCATGCATGAGCCAAATGGCAGTAGAGCATTACAAAAAAGGTGAATATGAGAAGAGCAGGGATTTCTGCTATAAAGCATTAAAATTATATGAAGGAAATACTAGCGCTAAAAAGTTAATAGATATATTAGAAGCATCAAAATAATGATGCTTCTTTTATTTTGCAAGGAGGTGAGGACATTGGAAAAGGAATATTTAAGTTATAAATGCAAATCATGCAAAAGGACCTTTATAATTTTAAAAGTTGAAATGGACAGTAAGCATTATTTAAAATGTCCTCATTGTTCATGCAAAGATTTAAAGAAAGAAAAAGAAACAGATGATCTTAGAGATTGTTTCAATCATGCAACCTATAAAAGAGAACATGGAGCATTAAGGCAGGTGAGACAGAAATGAATTCAGTTGAACCTGCCTTTAATGAGCATATGTTTAAAGAGAAATTGTTTAATATAGGGATTGAAGAGATAGATCAAAAAGACTATCTAAAAGTAATGAAAAGTGTTCCATCAGATTATAAATATAAACTTTCTGAATTTATATTAAATAGAACTAAAGAAGGCAAAAGGTTAAAGACAATTGAAAGTTATATTATCGACTTAAAGCAGCTTATTAAATATTTGGAATTAAAAGAGAAAGAGATAGATCAACTTGAAGATGGTGATATAGAGAGATATAAGAATTATCTGTTAAAGCATGGATTAAAAGCTAAATCAATAAATAGAAAACTGGCTTCAATAAATCAATTCTTAAAATATATTGGATCACAAGTTAAATTTAAAAAGATTAAAGAACAGAGAAATAATTTTCTGAATGATGTACTTACAAAAGAAGAGATTGAAAAACTATTAAAGAGCTGCAAGGATAACATAAGAAATAAAACTATTATGTTTACATTATATAAAACAGGATTACGTGTATCGGAGCTATTAAAATTAACTATTGGTGATGCAAATAAAAAGGCTATAGATATTGAAGGTAAGGGTGGAAAGTATAGAAAGATACCTATACCTAAGAGTGTTAAAGAATCATGGAATGAATATCTGAAAGTAAGGATTCGTGATGATAGTAATAAACTATTTATTGGAACACAAGGACCTTTAAAAAGAAGTAGCATAAATAGCATTATAAAGAAACATGCAGGGATAGCAAAGGTTAAAAAAGAAAAGGCTCACCCTCATAATTTTAGACATGCTTTTTGCAAGGCCTTAGTTGAAAATGGTGTGCCAATTGAAACAATAGCAGATTTAGCAGGGCACTCTAGTCTAGAGACAACAAGGATATATACTACGAAAACTGAAAAGGAATTGAGAGATATACTTGATGATATGTAAAAGTAAATAATAATTTATTATGTAATCTTAGTTAAATTATTAACGATTTCCGAAACTATAATCTTAACGAGGAAATGGAAGATTAGTAGAAAGTTATACACTAATATATGGTAATTGGAAATGTTAATTGAGAATAGATGAAATTAAAAACGTAATGCATAGTAAAAAAAAGTAAGAGTTAGAATTTTGAAATAAGTTAAATATAATTTAAGAATTTAATATACTCACATAATAATAATGTTATGTACAAAATATAGGGCTGAATTGTAAGCTATTGAGAATAAAGACCACGATATGGATATATTTTACTGGGAAAAACCCTGAAAATTAATATAAAAAGGCTCAAACCCTTGGGATATCAACGTTTAGAACAGATATTCCCATTTTGAGTAGGTACTCCCGGAGAATATGCCCAGACAGCGGGTCGGGCGATGCCCGGGATTTTTCTAGGCAAAAAGAATTTTTCAAAGGCGTTTCCGTTTCAGTATTTAAGGGAGGAGGAGTACCTTGAGTGAAGATGATAAAAAAATTGAATCAGTTGAACATGTAACAGTAACGAGTACTGTTTTAGCAAATTTATTTGGAATGACATCAAGAAGAATTAGACAATTAGAAAATGAAGGTGTTATAAAAAAAGTTGCGAGAGGTAAATATTCATTACAAGAAAATATAAAAAGTTATATTACTTTTATAAAAGCTTCAGTAAATCTGAAAGAAAACAATACAGAAGAAACTAAGATAAATTATGATGAAGAACATGCTCTACTAGAAAAGAGAAAAAGAGAAAAGATTGAATTAGAACTGGCATCAATGAGAGGGACAATGCATTTTAGCGAAGATGTTGAAAGAGTTATGAATGATATGTTGTCTAATTTCAGAGCAAAGATTTTAGCATTGCCTTCAAGAGTAGCTCCAAGACTAATAGGTATTGATACTATTGCTGATATACAAGAAATTTTACAAATAGAAACATTAGAGGTGCTTCAAGAGTTAAGTGAATATAATCCTAGCGAATTTTATAGTGAGGAATATGTTGATGTTCTTGATGATGAAATTTACAATGAAGGTTTAGAAAAAAATGAAAAAGAAACAAAAGATTAAAAAGAAAACTATAGATTTATTTAGAAACATAGTATCAATATTAGCACCACCACCACTTTTAACTGTATCTAAATGGGCTGATAATTATAGAAAATTATCTCCTGAAAGTTCCGCTGAACCAGGACAATGGAGAACATCAAGAGCAGAATATCAGCGTGAGATAATGGATTCACTTTCTAATAAAGAAACTGAAATTATAATTGTAATGAGTAGTGCTCAAGTAGGAAAAACTGAATTAATAAACAATATAGTAGGTTATTTTATAGATTATGATCCTTCACCTATTATGTTATTAATGCCAACATTGGATTTGGCTCAATCTTATTCAAAAAAGAGATTAGCACCAATGATAAGAGATACACCAGTATTAAGAAACAAAGTTAAAGATGCAAAATCAAGAGATTCTGATAATACTTTATTAGAAAAAGGATTTCCCGGAGGATATATTGCATTAACAGGAGCAAATTCACCAACAGGATTATCTTCAAGGCCGATTAGAATTCTATTAGCAGATGAAGTTGATAGATTTCCAGCAAGTGCAGGTATTGAAGGTGATCCTTTGTCGTTAGCTGAAAAAAGAACAAAAACATTCTGGAATAAAAAGAAATTTTTCGTTTCAACTCCAACAGAGAAAGGTATTTCAAGAATTGATAAAGAATTTGATGATAGTTCTCAGGAGGAATGGTGCTTACCTTGTCCTGTTTGTGGTGAATTACAGCCATTAAAATGGGCACAAATTCATTTTGAAGATGTAACTCATGAATGTAAATTTTGTGAAAAAAGAAGTAATGAGTTCGAATGGAAGGCAGGCAAGGGAAAGTGGATTGCTAAATATCCTGAAAAAATTAAAAAAAGAGGATTTCATCTTAATGCATTAGCTTCACCTTGGGAACGTTGGGAAAATATCATAGAAGAATTTAAATTGGCGAAGAAAAATGGAACTGATACTTTAAAAACATGGGTTAATACAACTCTAGGTGAAGTTTGGGAAGCTGATGAAGGTGAAGGAGCTGATAATGATGATTTAGTTGCAAGAAGAGAATATTATATCAATGAAGTTCCAAGAAAAGTTATTGTTCTAACTGCAGGAGTAGACGTTCAGGATGATAGACTTGAAGTTGAAGTTGTTGGTTGGGGTGCAGGTAAGGAAAATTGGGGAATACAATATAAGGTTTTTTATGGTGATCCTGGGCAATCAATAGTATGGCAACAACTAGATGAATATTTATTAAGAACATTTTGGTTTGAAGATGATGATGGACTTGTAATATCTTGTGTATGCATAGATAGTGGAGGTCACTACACAACAGAAGTTTATAAGTTCTGCAAATTAAGAGAGCATAGGAGAATATTTGCGATAAAAGGTGTTGGTGGATATGGAAAACCATTCATAGGAAAGCCAACTAGGAATAATAGAGAAAGAGCAGCATTATTTTCAATTGGTGTTGATACTGGAAAAGAAACAATATTATCAAGATTAAAGATACAAGAAGATGGACCAGGCTATTGTCATTTTCCAATTGAAGATGGTAGAGGATATGATGAAAATTATTTCAAAGGATTAACTTCAGAGAAGAGAGTATTAAGGTACAAAAAAGGTGTTCCGACTTTTGAATGGATAAAAAAGAGTAGCAGCATAAGAAATGAACCAATGGATTTAAGAAATTATGCTAATGCAGCTTTTGAAATATTAAATCCTAACTTAGATGAAATGGCATGTAAAAATATTAATGGAAATGCATTCATTCAAAATCCTAAAAGTATAAAAAAGAAAAGAAGAGTAATATCTAAAGGACTTTAGAAAGGAGAAAACATGGGGATTTCATTAG